CCACTAAGCAGCCTGAGGCAACAGGTATGTACTAAACAAGGAGAATATTATGATACTTACTGATGAATTCAGTACCGATTGTCCAGATGGATATCAACCGATTCCTCTTCCATCTGAATGGAAAATCAGAGATTTGCTTGGAAATACCAATTATTTAAGAATCAAATTTAACGTGCCCGATGACATAAACTCCTTAAATCCATTATTGATTTATTTGACAGAACGACTATCCAACCGGGATAATCCCAGAGTTGCTAGCGCATGCAAACAATCAATGATGAAAAATAGGAGAAATATATTTCGGATCAGTTTAGATGATTCTGTAATAGAAGATATAACTAATCAGATCAAAGATTCCTGTTCAGGTTGGTTTAAGAGCCGTGAGATATCTATCTCTTCAGAAGGTATTTGGATTTACCAGAAGTGTTCAGATAAACCTCTTGTTTAGATTACGTAATGCTGTGTGGAAAGTTTTCACTACTCTCTAGTGAACCTGGCGGTTCCCTATGTAGCTCAGTATATCCTAAGAAACAGGAGGACTGAAGTATGAGAAACACCAATCAACGTTTTACGGAGATTGTTGTGTCCCAGACACAGCTACTAAAGGGAGCCGTACAGAGAGCTAAAGCCTTTTCCATCCCAAAGAGTATTTATACACCTATCATTCGAAAGATTGGTAAGTGGTATAAGAACTCTGGCGAAGGTTGGACAGTTGATCGTTTGAAAGCGATCAAATTGGATGTTATCCGTCATAAAGCAGGCATGCCGCCTGTCTCATCTTGGATAGCCCATAACTCATTCTTTTTAAAGGGTGAGTTTGGTCTTCTTGAAAAATGGATGATCAGAAATGATCGAAATTTTTCAAAAGGAATCCAGTTACTCCAGATTTATACTTTATTCTATGCTAAGGGAATTACTCCAAAGCAAAAAGAAAAATTTATATCTGGTGTTATGTCTGAACCTTTGTCGCCATCTATTGAATCATTTGGTAATGATTTGATAGATATAGGTTTTGAGCACATGCCGATTAAGGTTTCTTTTCAGGCTTCTGGTAAGTGTCAACCATTGGTTGATATGATGCCTAGCCCGAATAGAAGAGCCCCTCTTCCAAATTCTTCTGTTTCTGAAGAAGATGGAATAGTTGACTCGATGAAGTTCCTCTTTGAAAGTACAGAGGGGCATCATCACTATATCAAATACAAACATTCACACTACAAGGACCTTTTAGGTGGCTTGTGGGATGTTGTTTGTGATCCTTTTAACCGAAAGGCTAATAAGGATTGTTTTGATAGAATTAAACCGCATGGTTCATTCCTTGTTGGTAGGATTGGTCTTATCCAAGAACCTGGTTACAAGCTTCGTGCTGTAGCCAATCCTGGACGTATTTTTCAAAGGGTTTTGCAACCTTTTGGAGATCGTATTTATAATCTCCTTAAGTTGCTACCATTTGATTGTACATTTGACCAGTCTAAGGCAATTCCTGCGTTGCAGGATGCGCTTTCCAACGGCAAGACGATTCACTCCATCGATTTATCAGG